CGGACGCCACGAGCCCGCGAAGGAACTCGTGGTATCCGGCCTCGTCCGAGGTGAGCACGACAGAGCCCGCGACCATGCGGGGCGTCTCCCAGCGGGAGAGCCTCACAGGACCACGGACGCCGTCGTACTCGGTGACGTAGCCACCCTCGACGACATCCCAGGGGATGACCGTCCAGTGTTCGCGGCGGTGCTTCGTCTCCGCGCCCGAGGTGTCGCCGTCCTTATCGACGCCGTTCACGCCGGGCGTGGCTCGCAGCTTAGCCAACACGGGCAGCCACTCTCCATCGATGCACTGCCAACGCGCGGGGTGCCAGATGTACCACCACTGCGAGTTCGACGGCAGGTTGAGCTTTGGGGCTCCTGCCGAAGAAGTCACAGCGGGACGACCCGCGAAGGTCGGTCCGGCGGCGTTGGTAGGGTCGGTGAAGGTGACTGCCACGTGTTCTCCTAGATGACGCTCATGCGTCGGTGATGATCGAGACGCCCATACCGTCCTGGAGCTTCCCGATGCCGAGGTAGTAGCTGGCGAGGATCGAGGTCGTGCCACCGCCGACAATGCGGTCGAACTCGACCACCACCGGGGAGCCCGCCGGGGTCACCACGCCGGCCGCGCCGACGATGGGGAACGGGGAGCCCTCGACGTAGCCGACCGCGCCGTAGCCGAACATCGCGCCCGCACGGTCCGCACCGGCGTTCGCGGTAGGCACCTTCGAGCTCGAGTAGATCTCGACGCCATTGAAGGTCCCGGCCATCCCTTGGCCTTTAATGTTGAGCATTTCTTGCGTCGCGAGCACGAACTGGGTCGCGCCGTACTCCGCACGAAGGCTCGACTGGAAGTCGGCCAGCTGGCGCGGGTGAAGCACGCAGATGTAGGGGCCGGGGACGCTGGCGAGCGTCAGGGCGAACTGAGCACTATAGAAATCGTCCACGCTCATATCCACACCCGTACTTCCTGCCGTTGCGGTATACCCGTCGATGACGTCACAGAGCGCGTTCTGGAAGGCCATGAGCGTCGAACCGACCATGCTTTCCGCGAGGCGCTGAGCGTTCAGCCCGATGGAGTCGGTGATCGCGCCGCCGAGGTCCGTCAGGTCGTAGCGGAGGGCGTAGCGACCGATGGTCAGCGTGGCCGCGGCGGCGGTGAACGTGGTGTTCGCGACGACCGCGCCGTCGGCGGCGGACGCGAGGAGGTCCGAGCCGTCGAGTCCGAGGATGGGGACCTGGAGGGCCGCGGAACCACGACCGGCCATGCTGCCGAAGTTGACGATCGAGGGGTGATTGTGGAGGCTCGCGCGGTCGGCCAGCTTGAGCTGGATCTCCTGCGAGAGAACTGCGGCGACGCGGGCGGTGCCAGCAAGACCTGGCGTGTAGTCGATGAGAGCCATGCGGGTGTACCTCTTGGATGATGGTTGATCTTCATCCCGGCATCGCTGGTACGGGGCTCGACCCGACGGGTACGCGTAGACTAGCGCATCGCTTGCCTACGCGCACGCGTCGAGCTGCTAGCGATCCAGCCCGAGGATCGCTGCGCGTGCCGCCTTGTATTCGGCAGAGCTCATCCGGCTGATCGCCTCGGGCGAGTACTGCGACGGGGCACCCGCAGGGGCGTTGGTCGCGCCAGCGTTCGCCGGGGGAGGGGGCGTGGTGGGCTTAGCCGCCGGCACAGGCGCGGTAGCCGCGTCGGGCATGTACGCGCGCACGGCCTTCGGCAACTTGTCTCCCGCGAGCCACTCCCCAAGCGGGGGACGGCCCTCGGCAGGCAGACGGTCGTAGGCGATCCGCACGAAGTCCATCCCCTCCTGGTCGGTGATGCCCCGCGAGAAGAGTTCGCGCTCTGTCTCCCACTGCGTACGCGCCGTGCTGAACTTGGTTTCCCATTCCGAGGCGCTGGCCTTGTACGTGTCGGCTTGCTTCACCATCTCCTGCGCGGAGTCGTAGCGGCTCTGGAGCTCCGCCATCTGCTCACGCAGCATCTTCCGTTCAGCGCTCAGGCTACGGATGCGGTCTTCGGCACGCGAGGTGCCTACGTCGTCGGGGGTCGTGGTGTCGTCGGGCATGGTCACTCCGTGCGGGTTGCTTCTTGAGCCCGCAGGAGGCGTCTTGCCCAGACGCGTCCCGAGTCACCGCCCCATAGTAGCCAGGCGATACGACCCGCGGAGGGGTAGTTAGGGTGCCCCGGCCTTGCGGCGGGAGCCTGTAGGTCAATCTCGTGCCGGTCGAAGAAGGCGACCATGCGGCGCAGCGTCTCCACCGACACCACCTCGCGGTCGGCCAGCTGGGTCGCGCGACGGGCGCCGATGGGCGTGCCGCCCCGCCTGTACTCCTCGCGGAGCTCGAGGCCGCGGCGTGCCTCAGCAGCGACCGTCGCAGGCGCACGAAAGCCGGCACGCGCCCCCTCCTCGAGGAAGCGGCGCAGCACGGCGGGGTCCGTAGCCGCGAGGTAGCGGCGCTGGCGCTCGCTAACCGGCGGCACCCGTGACCTCCTCGTCGGCCTCGGCTGCGTCTTCAGCGACATCACCAGGCGAGGCCTCGGCTTCCGGCTCTTCGGCTTCCATGTCGGTCGCCTCGTCGGCCATCTCGCGCGCCTTATTCATGAGGTCAATCTCGGCGAGCATGGCCACCGCGTCCTGCTCAGTGAGCGAGTCGTCAAACAGGCGCAGGGCGTCGATCCGCGTCATTAGGCCGGCGTCGAGGAGCTCAAGGGCGTGCTTCCTGCGGGCGTCCAGTTCAGACCCGGACAGGGGGATGGATCGGTACTGCACCGAGTAGCCACCCTCGGGAAACTGCGAGCCCATCGCGCGGTTCGCGAGGATCGCCGCGGTCATGACGAGCTGCTCGTCCGCTGCCCGGAAGCTCTGACTGTAGACCTTCTGCGCGTCCCGCTTGCCTTCATTGCTTAGGGCGATGGCGTACCCGCTACGTGCCGTCCCGCCCATGCGCTGGATGTCGGCGGGGGAGACGCCCGCGTCCTGTGCCAGGCGGTTGGCGGAAGCGGCGATAGTGGCTTCGAGCTGGGTAACGTCGCAGCCGGCCTGCCACTGTCCGATCACCGGTTGCTGCTCGTCGCTGGCGCGAAGCATGAGGACGGTAGCGGGGTCAGACACGACCTCGCGACGGGCACCCGCTACGCCGCCCTCGATGGTCCCGCCCTGCGGCTCCGCGCCGATGATGTACCGCTGGGGCCAGCTCGAGTCCTTCAAGGCGTGGAAGAGCATGGAGTAAGACACGGCGATGTTGAGCGAGCCCTCGACTACCTCGATGCCCTCGTAGCAGTCCCACAGGCGGTCCCCGATGCGCTCCGCATGGTACAGGACGTACGGCAGAATCGGACGTCCGTCGCTGCGACGGTACGGGTAGGCAGCGCCTGAGTAGTCGCCCCCGAGGTACACCGCGCTCAGGTCCTCCCCGACCTTGCCCCCGTCCACGTAGGCGCGCACCTGGTAGATCGGGTTCTCGGGGTCGCTAATGTCCAGCACATCCCAGGTCCAGCGCGGCGTGCCGTCGGCGTGCGTGCGCTCACGCAGCTCGCGCACCGAGACGGGGTAGTCAGGCCGGTCAGCGAACGACCGCGCGATCGTCATGTCAGGCGCGACAGGCCGGAAGGTCAAGCGTCCGTCTGCCGACACGTGGACACGCTGCCAGTATTCCCGGCACCCGATCACGAGCTGCTGGAAACGGTTCATCGTCGCCCACAGGCCCGACCTCGCGACCATGTCCACGATGCCGGCAGCTGCGAGGTTGCGCGTCGGGTGGCTGACGTCGGGCGGCTGGATGTACAGGGCCGCAAGGGACCGGGCGATCTGCCTGAAGATATTAGAGCTCATGTCCGGCAGGCCCCATGCAGCCTTCCTGACCGTGCCCAGATGGATCTGTAGACGGTCGTGGAGGTCCTGCTCCCACGTGCCCTCCAGCATGCGACGACGAAGGCGCGTGTGCTCGACCCGGCGGGATTCGTACGTATCGCTGCCGATCATGGGAACTTGCGTCATCCGATCCTCACGTGGTGGGGCACATATAGCCTGCGCGTCACGAGCTCCACGGCCCCGTAACGCAGCGAGTCA